TTTTCATTTCTTTCTCTATTTCTGTACATATTATCTACTAATAAATCAGCTATAACATTTATACCTAACTATTTGCTATCACTGATTAATTGTTCCTACATTACTACTAGGAGCATCTAATAGATGCCCTCTAGTAGTTCTCTATCACTCAGCTGTTTGATCTGATTGTGTAATTGATTGTTCATTCTTAATACTGTTTAAAGCATCTATAAAGAAAGGAGTAGCATATTGATTAGCATACTTAGTAATTAAATCTACTTCTAATTCACTATAATCTTCTTCTCCAGTAGAATTATATATTTTTAATGCTAACGAGTGACCTGCTATTCCAGCTGATGTTTTGTATAAACCTTCAGCTAAATCTTTAGCTACATCAATATACTGTTCAACAGTTTTATTTATATCAACATATACTTTGAGTTGTTTAAAATTTATTTTCATAGTTTCTTTATTTAATTTTTTATTAACCAACGAAATATTCCTACCAAGTGTTATAAGCAACACGTACAAATATTCTAGCATCATCATTATATGTAGTATAACTAGTACCAGCTGATTGATATGCACCAGTGGATGATATCCATGCACATGAATCTCGTCTAATAGTATATGTATATCCATTAGATACACTCATAAATACCATTGTTCCTACTTTACCTTGGTTTAAAACCATAGTATACCCAGATGAAGTTACATTACATACACATGAAAATGTTACACCATTAATTAATGCTGAAATATTCAAAACTGGTAAGTTCCAACCATAGAAAGCACCGTTGTCTACAAAGATTGCGGCATCAGTATTTGCTGCCGCAGATATGTACAACGGCACAGTAACAGTATTTCTACCAGAAACATAGTAACCATCTATAGCTATAGCTGCTAATGCACTAATACTACTATAGCTACTATTATATACAGATACTACTTTTGAACCAAATGTTGCACGAATTAAGTCATTAGAACTAGTAGCAGATAATATAGAAAAACCAGAACCTGTAATATTAGTAGTAGTAGTAATAGAATATGCCTAACTTGGAGTACCTAAACTGCTATTAATAGTACTGCTCATTTTTAATGTACCACTATTAATAGTGAGATTTGTAGTAGTACAGTTAGTGAACTAACCATTAGTGAACGTACCAGATGTAGCAGTAACTGTACCTGTAAATGAACCAGATGTAGCAGTGATATTACCAGTGATAGTTGCATTTGTACATGTAAGTTTACCAGTACTACTATTCATAGATAGTTTACCATTTCTAGAAGTAAATACATCATTACTGAAACTAAATTCACCAAGTTTAGCATTATTAGCTAATAGATTATTTACAGTTAAAGTAGTATTTTTACTAGCCTATTGCCAATATGAACTACTTGAGGATGGAGTTTGATTAGTATTAGTAGACTTAGCCAAATATGTATTACCAGCATACTGAACATAATCTACAACTGTCATATTTTGGTAATTCTCATACTTAGTATACTCACTACTATTCATTGCTGTAGTTGCAGCTGCTTTATAATAAGTAACTCCAGTTTTCCAATAACCGCAATCACGCATAATGGTATAACTACTATCAGCATCAGATCCATTCGTACCATCATATACTACAGGAGCTTCATAACTGATTACAGTCCACTGACTATCAGGTGAAGGAGTAGTATCTGTACAGAAACCAAACCAGAATTTAGTAGCATACGTATCTGAAGCCCAGCTTGCAGTATAAGAGGATTGATTAGAACTAGAAGAAGATACTTTATTCCAACTACTACCACTATAACGATATACAGCAAAGTAACCATATGCCTAGCTTGTTACTCCACTGCTATTAGTTTTAATAGCTCTAAGAGTACAACTAGTAGTCTATAAGTATCCTAAACTAGATCTAATAGATGCTGGAGCTCCACTCATTGTAATACTGTAACCATCTGCTCCATCAGATCCATCTGATCCATCTTGTCCTGGATCTCCTTGATCTCCTTTATCTCCCCACTTAGACCACAACGCACCAGTTTTCCAAGCATACCATTTACTATTCTCTTTTTTTCTAGTCCAAACATATTCATATTTAATTGCATCGGTAGGACCAGTAGGATTATCTGTGTATCCGTCTGGTACATAATCATCAGCTTGATACTCACTACTATCTACATTTGCTGGTGGATAATACTAACCACCTGGAGCTAAACTAGTACCACCAACATAGTTAGAAAATCTCCTATAGATGTACTCGTATCCATCACCATCTTTACCTCTTTCTGAGTATCTAGACCATATACCAGGAGTTGACCAATCACCCCATTTCTAAGTAGACTTATCTAGGTATCTTTGAGATACCCATTCATACATTAATGATGCGGTAACACCAGAAGGATGATTTGTCCAACCAGAAGGTATATGACCAGCTTGATTTACACTAGCAGGAGTAGAAGGTTGAGATCCATCTGCATTCCTAGTATAAATAAATTCAATACTATTACCATCTTTACCATCTTCACCATCAGCACCAGTAAGACGTATAAGGTTAGACCATGCAGTTAAAGTACCATCTGGATTAGCAAATCTTTGAATTTGCCATACATATTCTCCTTCTCCTGGTACTAATTCACTATTAGTAGACCAACCTGAAGCTGCTGCATCTGTAGGAATAGATGGTTTAGTAGCAGATATCTTCCATCTATATTGATAATGACCACCTGATAAACCTTGTTCACCCCAATTAGACCATAGTGCTGGTGTACTAAAGTTAGACCATACTCCATCAGTACGTACACGTTTACAAGTCCACTCTGCCTTATAATCCTCATTTACTCCTTTTGGATCATCGGACCAATTATAGTCTTTAGAACCACCATTAGATATAGTGGGAATATAATCATTCTATTGAATAGACGAAGGAGTTTGAGGTACTCTATCAACATCAGCGGTACGAGTAAATATATATTCATATCCGTCACCATCCATACCTTTTTCACCCCACTTAGACCACAAAACTGGTTCTGAGAATTCTCCCCAAACACCTTCCCCAATTTTAGCAGCTTTCTTTTCTCGTTGTGATACCCATTCATACATCATATCTTTAGATACTCCTTGAGGACTATCTGACCAACCAAATGGTATATAATCATCTTGCTGAGATGTATCTGGTTTATCAGGAGCATCACTTGCACTGGTTACTTTGTAAATGAATTCTAACTTAGTTCCATCAGAACCATCTTCACCAGTTTCACCAGTAAGTCTAATAGGATCTGTCCAACCAGATAATGATTTATCTGCATATACAGTAGCTTGAATCATCCAGGTAAATACTTCCTTACTTTCTCTAGTAGGTGGATACATGTACCAAGTATAGTTATCATCAGCAGGTGGTATCTAAGAACTAGTAGGTTTAGGAGGTTTTATACTAGAGTTAGTATAACAGAACACTGTATACTGACCATCTTTACCAGCTACAGAAGCACCTCTAAATCTATTAGGATCGCCCCATTGCACATCAGGATCATCTACTTTACGGGCACTTTTAGTAGACATCCAAATAGCAGATGCAGTATAATTTCTATGCCATCCATAGGAAGTACCATCTCCAACAGGTCTATCGGGAGTAGCATCATTGTCATTATAAGTTACCCATAAACTATTACCTTCTAGCTAGTACGATAGATTGAACTCTCTATTGAATATAGCAGTACCTTCACAATGAATATAAATAAGTAACTTCATATCGTGAATATTGGTAATCTTAGTAATAGTAAACTTACCATTATCTACTCTACATTCAATACCATTAGATTCCCAAGTACAGAAGAAAGTATCTCTATCTACAGTAGTATTATATGTTAAAGGAGTTTTACCTCTCCACGCTTGTACTTCAAATGTAAACTGATCTCTTTGTTGATAATCTGTTATAATATTAAATTCATTATCAACAATTATACTACCTTCAGTTCTAGTAAGAGATACAGAATAAGCATCCTAACCATGCAAATCTTCTACCTATTCAGGAGTAAACTGTACATATGCATCAGTAAGATAAATATTACTAATATATGCACCATTACCAGTAAGATTACCGTCATTAGGAGCTCCAGGTATATTTAAACCATCTAATAAACCAAACTGTGATGCAATGTTTTTAGATGGGTTAATATGCCAAGTATTTACTTTCTTTAAATATCTCTTATACTGTCTAGTAGAGTAAGCACTATCTTGTCTAGTTTCATCAGTAAAGTTACCATAAACAGCAAACTTCATTGACTTACAAGGATGCTATGTAGTACCTTGTTTCAATGAATACCTAAACTGTTTACCTCTAGCGTCTAGTACTTCTATAGGTGTAAAGTAAGATGTAGTAAAACCCTATACTTTATCAAATCCACAATCATCAGTACCAGTTTCAGTATTATTAACTCCATCAAAGTTATGGAATATACCTCTACATATATCATTTACATGTATACCACTATATTCTCCATCTTCTAACTTCAATGTAACAATCTGATTAACTAAGTCTACATCTTCAATTGTACCGAATGCAATTGAATTCCACAGTTCACCACTTACTACATCTATCTTATTAAATCTTAATTCTGGTACTTCTAAAAACTCTCTAAGGATAAGACTAGTCATTTCTCCTCTACCATCCTTATCTATTTGAGCACCTGTACCACCAATCATACCAGTAACAAAAGTACCTATCTAAACTCCTTGATTTAGATAAGTCATCTTATTACTTCTTAAACCTCCATTGAAAGTAATTATACCAGCAGCTGTGTCATCGTACAATTTACTTAAGAATAACTTACTACCTTCAGATTTAATCATAGCTTTTACTACAGCAGTATCTACTACACCGCCTCCTTCTCCACCACCAATACCTAATGCTGATGGTTGTATATTATGCCATGTACCATCACTAGCATACTACAGTAAGTCACCTTCTGTAATATAAGTAATAGTAACATCTTTAAGAGTAGCTAGATGGTTAATTCTTTCAACTAAGGTATCAAGCTCACCAACACTAGTATCTAAGGTATTGACATTACCCTAAAGTGTCCTTACTAGTCCAGTGAGTTCATTTAATTCGTCTTTAGTTGCATACTATGCCATTATTTCAATAGTTTATCTATTACTACTAATAATTTCATTCTCTATTCCTCATCTATATTAAACGTATCTCCTTGAATTAGTATATCATATACGTAATTAACACACACATAGTTTAATATCTGAGTTCTATCATAAGCAATATCATATTTTACTTTATTGCTTATTGTTTTACCTATTTTATAGTTATTTTCTATCATAGTGTACAACAACCATTACTACAACTCCTACAAACTCTACAATTTGTTATCCTATTATACGTACAACAAGTATGTTCTAATGGAATTTCTAAGAGTCTACATAAATCAACATAATAATCTATAGCATCTTCAGTTAACTAATTAGCTAGAGCATATTCAAGTAATTGTGATTTAAAATCACACATTAATATTTTTTCTTTCTAATGTTTGTCCAGACATGTATTACAAAATGTTACTAACATGTTTACTTTTCTATAATACAGGTTTTTCTAGTCTATTGCAATTGAAACTGCATTATTACTCCCAACAACATTAACTATAAAGGATGTAGAATCATATTCTGTAATGTCTATAGTAATAGTGTTATCAGAAATATTGGGAGAATTAATGACATGATTATGATCTTCATCATTTTCACTATACATGTTTTTCTTATTAAGAACATTGTCTAAATAAACTTTAGTGACCGAACTAGCGCTATCTAAAGTGATTGTTAGAATATTGTTTTCAATCTTTGTATTAATTATTTTCATATCAATCATATCAATAAAATTAAAAAGGCGAAGCCGAGGATAAACCTCAACCTCGCCTGGGTTTAAATAAAGAAACCGTGTATTATCCAGCACTAGTATCAACACCAGTGATAAATGCTTTAAGATTCTTAACAAACTGAGATGCACTCAAGTTAGCTGCTTCTTCAACGTACAATTCAGTAGTCAACGGAGTAGTTTTAATGTACTGATTATCTGGTGATAAATACAAATTATCATTTTCAATAGTAATGTAATCGTAGTTAGCACCTTCAGTAACATTGCGTTTCGGTTCGATAACAGGATATGCATCTGTGAATACATGACCCTTATAACCCAACATACGTACTTCCATATCACGTACTTGTTTCCAGTAACCTTTACCAGGTTTACCAGCAGTCTTAGTAATAGTTGCACCAGGGACTGCTTCAGGAACATTAGACAACAATGCACCAGGAATAGTAACATACAGAGAAGCTTCCATAGAAACTACAGAATACTCATTCAAAGAGTAAACTCCTTCATTATCATCTTTAGGAAGAGCTGTAAGTGTCAATTTATGACTTGCAAATGTAGCATTTACTCTACGATTTGCATGTTTGTTAATCTTCTTCAACAATGCGTTACCCAAATCATCAGCAGTTTCAGTTGTAGCAATTGCTTCATAGGTATGAGTGAATTGTCCCGGAGCTTCATACATGTCTTTGTAAACAATACGCAAAACATATCTGTGACCGATAACAACAGTAGCACTAGTTAAATCAATTTCGATTTTCTCTTGAACTGGTGCAACATAATCACCAATTACGTAAGAAGGTTTAGAAGCTTTCTGAATTGCGTTAGAATACTCTACAGAACGTTTAGTAGCACTAGTACCATTAGGTAAAGCGATAGTCATATTATCACCAACTACACCAATATATACTGTAGATGCTTTTACTGCACTAGCTTCATCTTTAATCAAGCTCTTATTCTCATCGAACAGAGCTACAGCACCCTGAGTAAGACTATCTACTGTAGTATAAGATGCTGGACATGTTTTACCGATAAGTACGGTATCTGTTCTAGTAATCATAAAAAATTATTTATTTTTTATAGTTAATTATAGCCTAACAATACTGTTTGAATTCGTCTAAATTTAAATTTGATTTCATAAAATTAACAGCTGAACATATCAACCAAACGTTATCTTTAGTATATCCTTTTGAAGAATCTATTCTATCTATAGACACATTGGTGTTAGTTCTGCCATGCTTTGTTGTAGTCATAGGTATTCCAGATAAGGCACACTTACCTTCCTACTGGTTCCACAATTGATATAGAAACTCTAAATCAATATCATAATACTAATTTTTAGATTTGGCTCTATTCTAAGCATCGTATAATCTTTTCTTTAAAGTAAAATCTAACAAGTCTATATCTTTTTGTTTTTCTCTCCTACGTCTCTAAGCTAAAGCCTAGCACTGTTTGCACACATAGCTTTTTCCATTTCTAAGCTTAGCTCTTTTACATGGAGAAAATTGTGAAATCTCTTTAAACTATTTACAAATATGACAATATAATTTTTCGTCCATAATTAACAAAGTTAGACAATGCGCGCTGTCTTTTGTTTGTCTTTCTACTTTCATTATTGCAGATTTCCACGTTAGACAAACGCTAAAAATAATTAATACTTATACTGAATAAATTCAGTTTCATTATTCCATTGAAGCAATTTCGTTGGAATAAGCGTTATAGTGCTACATTGGTTTAGTAGCAAGATAAATCTAGATTGCCATTTTTACTATTTCCATATGAGTATGTTCTGGCAAATCTGTATATTCTAAATTAGTAATATTACTTGAATTAATTTTAGATGGCTTAGCTAAGTATGTAATCTCATATTCACTTACTTTATATTTACCGTCTGTGTATAATATTACATTATTATCTTGAATTAACTTTAAAGGTCTAGCTTGACAATATTTTAATTTGTGTTCAGATAATGAATTACTTAACTGTCTATCTAATGTTTCTATTGTAGACTCTAGAGTGTCAGTATATTTTGTTATATATTCTCCTCTTTCATTAACTTCCCAGCATTCGTTTAAATTACTTGGTTGTATGCCAGCTGTATCTCCAAGTAATAACACATAATCTTCTGGTAACTCTACAGAATAAGAATTGCGATCACCTTTATTAATTGAATTTGCAGTATATTTCTTATTTTTAATTAATGTACGCAAATCATCTATTCTTTTCTAAGTCTATTCAAATCCTTGAGCTTTAAAGTTAACACCTGAGTATCTTGTTTTATAAAATTTATCAATTGCCTCATTAATGAATGATATAATAGTGTCTGAGGATAGCTTATCCTTAATAACTAAATTAGGATCCATTAACTATAGCCTACGTTCAAACTCAATTTGAAATCCACGGTCTGTCATAATCATTCATCTATTTGGTTCAACTGTGATTTAGTCTATATTCTCTTAGACTCAATATCTTCTAATGCTAGTTCTACAGCTCTATTAATTACTTCAAACTGCATATACTCTGGTATTTCACTCATACCTTCAGCTGGTAAGTCTTCTATCTTAGTAGGAAACTTAATATAGGTAATATCTACAGAATAGCTATTACTACTCATAGCTAAGTAATCATAATAGATATATAGAGTATTGTCTTCTATTACAGCTACTGGATCTTCTATCCAAGGATTGTTATTGTAAGTCTTCTTGAACTTAGTAGCGTCAGAATGATCTATTAATTTTATAGTAGCTTTGTTACTATTGAAGTTTAACACTGCATCTACAAAGAACATTCTGTCACCATTGAATAAGTTAGTAACATAACATCTATTTGAATTTGTTTCAGTATTAGCAACAACGTTAACATCTGTACGTATTAATTTTTCTAAATCGTGAATACGTTTTACAGATCCTTCAAAGCTAGTTTTTAAGTAGTTATTACCAGTAAACTTATTACTGATTTCTTGGTATAAACCTTGATCTAACCAGTAATCTATTTCTTCTGGTAAGAAAGCAGGACAACCCCCAAAGGCTACGCTTTGAGAGTTCTTGTCCATTGCTACTTTAAAATATGAGTGAAATTGTTCTCTAGTCATTATTTAGATTTTATTTCAGACATAATACTTAAGTAAATATCTTGATTCTTTTTGTCTTTCAAATATGCAATTACATCTTCAAGACCGTTACCAATAAGATCAGTACCAAAGTAATATGATGCTCTGTTCTTACGAATAATATTTTTACTTAAAGCTTCTTCAATTACAAAGTTAATTTCTTTATTAGGATTATCTACCCAAATTCTAATAAATCTTGCTGGATCAGCTTCTACGTTTTCACCAAGTCTGGCTTCAACTAATTCATTAGACATAGTATCAGCTTTAATTCCAAGAAGTCTAAGACATTTGCGCATATCTTCAAGACTCATCTTATCCAGTGCTCTATAAGCATCACGTTTAACTTTGTTAGCTTTATTAATTTGTTCTGCTTCAGCTTCTTTATTTATAAGTACATAATCAGTAGATGGAGTTACTTTATCAATGCCATTTGCTACTCTCTTATGTCCTAATAGGAATAAATATTGCAATTCACCTTCAGGTCTATCAGTATTAATAACTAATTCTTTCTTACCAATCTTAATTGCAAATGTATCCCAAAATGTGCTATCAGGATCTAATTCTCCTTCAGCTTTACCCATTTTCTGTTCTAGTTCTCTAGCTTTATCTGCTTTTAAACCAGTATATCTACTACCAGATCTAGTCCAGTAAGAACTAATAAAATCAAAGCAGTTAGACCATTTAATCAACCCTGTCCAAGGATTTACTTTTGTCATTCTAACGATTACTTCCATAATTATAAAATTAGATTATCAAGTTAGTATTATAGGGGCTTGCTAGCATTCAAGCCCCTTATATTTTTAACTGATTATTGCTGTGCATCCATGATCAATTCTCCACATGCCCTAGGATCACGTAACATAATACCCACTTCACCTAAGAAGTGTACTGAGTAACCATCCTTAGCATTAGAACGAACTTCTGTATTAGAGTGAGCGTAACCAGCAGGAGTTACAGAACCAGCTGTACACCAGTTAACGAATTCACGATCTTTACGAACTACTTTAACAATATTGGCTTCACCATCACGACGACCCAAATCCAAGAATGTCATACGGTAAGATTCCAACGGTTTCAAAGTAACAGGATGCAACTGACGATTGTAAGTAGTGTTGTCATACAACGGGAAATACTTCAAAGTCAATTCAATACCGTTAGACATTGCATAAGTTTTAAACTGACCACCGAACTTCAGATTATCGCCAGAACCAGTTACGAATACTGTGTCAATCAAGTTCATATTAGCCATCTTTTCTTTAAGTACACGGTCAAATTCACGCATACCCATTTCACCAGTCAAGGCAACAAACTTACGTTCATTAGTACCTAATACATTGTAAGACAGGTCAAACAAGAAGTCTTCCAACAGTTCAGCTGTCAAACGAGTATAATAACGTCTGTTAGACGGAGCAATCTGTTCCAACAAACCAGCACCAATAAATGCGGGACGACCATTCTTACCTTTCAGATTACAAGAACCATCTTTGTTTACGTTATTCTGATTGTATACCAAAGCTCTTTCAAGACGTTTGTACCACTCACGCATTGCAACCCATTCCTGGAATGTAGACCACAAGTAAGAAGTTTTACCAGTCTTAGGATCTTTCAAAGCTACTGCCATAACTGTAGAGTAAGCAGAACCTGTGATATCATAAGACAGACGTACTGTAGTCAAGTAGTTACGCATCTTGAAGTGAGTATTGTAGTTCAGAATATCAGCCTCTTCACTGTATTCTTCATAAGCAGAAGCCAAACGGTTTACTTG